TTCTTTATTGGAATATTTTTTAAAATTTAAATTGTTACTATTATTCTCATCATTCTCATCCTCATTCTCATTCTCATCCTCATCCTCATTCTCATTCTCATCCTCATCCTCATCCTCATCCTCATCCTCATTCTCATCCTCATTCTCATCCTCATTCTCATTATCCTTATTCTTATCCTCACTCCTTGAGGGTATATTGTTTTTCCCACGAATCATTTCATTTTTCATATTATGTAATACATTTGTATTATTAGAATTGTTTTTTAAACCGGTCGTTTCATTTTCAGACAGATTATTTGTTAATAATTTTATCAAATCCTCGTTTGAAGTGGCCATTGCTATATATAGAGCAATATTTCATTTTATTTTAAACACCTCTATAAGCAATATATGTGTTTAAAATAAAATGTTGTATGAAGATAATTATTATTTAATATAGATACGTGATTGATCCATTGTCATTAATGGATGAAAATTCTTCATAATTTTACCAGCTTTCAATAAGATTTCACGTTTTTCTATATTATCCGGACGAATCTTTGAAATGGCATCTTCTAATGAAAACCATTGAATATCTCCAATTTCACGTGCCATGTGACGATTATCTACATTTAATTCAATTTCTAGAGATGGATTACAAACAGCTAAATAGTATTTATGACAATATCGTGTTTGATTTGATCCATAAAATGTCTCTGAAATATAATGTGTATTTTGAATAATTGAAAAATCACTACGTTTAATATCAGTTTCTTCTTGGAATTCTCGAATTGCACAATTAATGTCAGATTCGCAGGGATTACGACGTCCTTTTGGAAATCCCCATTCAGGTTCTTTCCATTTTGAACGATTTTCTGAAATCCATTTTTCCAATTTAGGTTGAATGGCTTGATATTTTTTTTCAGAAATATCATAGTTATTTTTATGAGACATTATGGATTCATCCCACATTTTTTTCCATAGATCGTAGAAAGGTACAGAAAGAATATTATCTTGTTCTTCTTGTGTCATATTACGCAATAGATAACAAATATAATTATCATCATTTTGATTATATTTTCCTCTCATAAATTCAAAATAGGAAATAGAATTCTTTCGTTTAATTAACAAAATTTGAATGGATTCATAACCATTTTGTATCATTATTGATTTAGAGAAAAGAGAAGAGTGATGCGAATTATTCATGTAACGAAATGCAATGATACCATAACTTGTTACAGGTAGAGTACAATTTTTAAATAGATGACCTGTAAGACCACAATTTGTACATCGTTGTGTCCGGATTGTAAAGAACTCCATGTATTTATATAAAAAACACCTTAATTCATAAATAAATAAAGTTCTTTAGATCCCAAATATTGTGAAGAAAATACGATCGATAAGAAATAGGAAGATTGTAATAGAATGCAATTTCCACCAAGTGTATGGGGTCCATTTTTCTGGCATACAATTCATATTGTTGCACTGGGATATCCTAAAAATCCGACCTATACTGATAAAAAATGTGCAAAGGAATTTTATGAATCATTGGCATATCTTTTACCTTGTTCTATTTGTCGTGAGCATTATAAAGAGCATTTATCAAAAAATCCATTGACACCCTATTTAGATTCAAGAACCGATTTAATTAAATGGACCATTCAAATTCATAATCAAGTAAATAAAATGTTGGGGAAACCCGAATGGTCACTTGAAGAAGTGATTGCATATTATGAACGTGTTGGTCGCAGGGATCGTTCGCCTGTTTGGACAAAAGAGGATATGAATGAAGTGGATTATCGTTCTTTTGTAAAAGGATTTATTACAGGTAGTGCAATATTATCAATATTAGGTGGTGTATTTTATTTTCTTAACCGTTTAAAATAATTCATTTACTTTATAGGTAAAAAGATTACAATTGATTTCTCTGCCATTTCATTAGCAGAGGAATGACGAGTTACATACCTGATATTGTAAGACCTTATATTGAGAGTATCACAGGCACAAATCATTCAAAAACAAATAATCAATCAAAATATCAAACATCATCTACGGGATCAAAAAGCCCATACAATTGGTCTTCTATTGGATTTGCAGGAACTACCACTGCATTTGCAAATACATCTACTAATTTAACAAGTTCATTTGGTAGCATTATTGCATATTTATTTTCAATTCTTGTAATTATCCTAGTCATTGTTTTATTTATACATTACTTTATTACACCCATTATTAAATTAAAGCCTGGTGCTCCCGGTATTGTACTCATCCCTGGATTTGACGATGGTGTATTGTTTTGGAATAAAGGGATGGTTAATGAAATTAAAAACAAAGAGTTACCCATTCAAAATATGTATTATGATTATACCATTAATGTAGACGTATTTATACAAAATCCAACACAATTTGCAAGACAACCACGTATATTATTTACTCGAGGTGCAACAAAAACAGATATGCAAAATTCAACGGCAATGAATTCCACAATATTATCTATGTATAAAAAATATAATTTAGCGGTCGCATTGGCTCCTGATACAAATGATTTAATTATTTCCGTCTTGAATAAAGATAATGGAATGGAAGAAGTAAAATTATCAAATATTCCTATTCAAGAACCATTCCGCTTAGGAATTGTTGTTATGGAAAAAGCACTGGAAGTATATATTAATGGTCGTTTAATGAAAACAAGAACATTTAATACAAATTTACAGGATATTACTGGTGATATTATACCATATTCTGGGCTAGAAGCAAATATTACAAAACTTCGTAATCTTAAAATATGGTCTCGTGTTCTAACTACACCTGAAATTCGTGAGGCTAAACCTACTCTAAGCACTTCAGCCGATATGGGAGCAGGAGAAATACCCGTTACATCGTCTTGTAATTAATAAAATCAATAGTTAGAATGTCATTTATTACCATAGTCATTGTAGGTATTTTATTCGTAGTAGTTACATATTTTGTGGCAGTACGTGGAATATTTCCAGATTCAGGTATAAAAGATGCACTTCCTGAAATGGGAGTATTGTCTACAAAGACGGATATTATTACTCCAGATGAAGTCCAGAAAAAATTATTAGGTACAAGTGGTTCTACGGTAATGGGTTTTTTTAAATTAAATGATGGAGATCGAACTGCAAAATACATCGATCAATATACATCAATATTACAAGTTGCAAATAATTGGTTTTTAGATATTTCTCCATCTCCAATCGGAAAAGATCATACTTCGGCACGTTTACGTGTACAAGTTAAAGGGAATGATGGTATGAATATGGAAACAATCGAATTACCATCTATTCCGAAACAAAAATGGATATTTATTGCAATTTTGAGAGATGGTAGACGATTTGATATCATTTACGATAATAAGATTGTCGCATCACATCGTCTTGCAAACTATCCGGTTATCATAAGTAGCCCCCTATCTGTTGGAAATAAGGGAATAGATGGATCCGTTATTCATGTAATGATTAATAATATACGGATGTCCCCAAATGATGTAGAAAGAGAAAGAGTTCGTTTTATTGATACAAATAATACAATTATTGAGGACAATTTGATTGATATTAGTTTCCCTAAATTTAATTTTTTTGCACAATGTCCTTCCGGTTTACCATGTGATACAATCACAAAACCTCCAAATGATAATTTAAATCAATGGTCTACACCCTATGCATGAAATAAATAAATATCAAAACAGATTATCCATGTATCTGACAGGATAATGGATAATCTAAGAAATAATAGTTCATCTCCAGTCGCAAGATTAATTCCAGTACTACTCTTTTTTGTAGGTTTAATTGGATTATATTATTTATATCAATACCTTTTTGGTCCAAGAGAAGGAAATCGCTATGATTTAATTAAGACTACACAAAATGCAAATGTAGATGCAACTAATCCAATTCGTATACGATCCGATAATCTCCCAGCAATTTATGAAGGCGGTGAATTTACGATATCAACGTGGATCTATATTAACAACTGGTCATATCGATCTGGATTTAATAAGTCAATTATTAGTGTAGGTGGACCAAATTTTGATACCATCCGTGTATATCTTGGTGGTGCTAAACCAAAATTATTTGTTCGTTTACATACTACAACTCAAGGAGCTGTTACTCAAGAAAAGGGCGAATCACTATTGAAAGCTACTGAAACAAGTGTATTTGGTCAATTACAAACAGAATCATCATTGATTGATTCATCATCAGGCTGCGATCTACCAGAAATTGAATTACAACGCTGGGTAAATATTGCAGTTGCAGTAAATGGAAAAACAGTGGATGTGTATATCGATGGTAAATTAATGCGATCGTGTGTTTTATCGAATTATTACAAAGTGGATGCAAGTGGTTATTCTGCAAATCTCTTATTACATGGTGGATTTGGAGGTCAGATTTCATCTACAGCAATGTATGATTCTGCACTTCATCCTGAAGCGATTTATAAGAACTATATTGCAGGACCAGAACCTATTACAAATTTAGGTGAATGGTTATTATCTATTTTTCGATTCAATGTGAATGTATCGGTTGATACTAAATAAATACCAAAATAAATAATACAAATACATAAAAGGAAACACTAGACATGTCAATCAACTTATTCAATAATCCAAAAGTAAACAATACGAGTGAAAAGTCCGGTATAATGACCAACAATTCAAGTCTATTGAATGAACTACTTTTCTCTGGTGCTCTTGTATTGGCTCTCTATGTAACAATGATGTTTATTGAAATCTTATATAAATATTTGAATCGTTTGTCTATGGATCGTACTGTCTTATTAGCATACACGTACAATATGGATAGTAAATCTGTAATTATTCCACAAAATCCGAATCAAAGAGATGCGAAGCCAGTCCATTTATCAAGAAATGAACGAAGTGGAGTTGAATTTAGTTATTCATTCTATTTGCACGTCCATCCATCTGCTTTTCGTCAGGAGTATGGTCTATTACATATATTTCATAAAGGATATTCAGGACAATTCCCATTATTGGCGCCCGGTGTATACATGCGTTCAGATACAAATACATTACGAGTATATATGAATACATACAAAACATGGAATAATTATGTAGAAGTTGAAAATATTCCAGTAAGCAAATGGGTTCATATTGTTGTTGTATGCAAAGAGAATTGTCTTGAGATTTATATCAATGGAAACTTATCTAAAAAATTACCTTTTGATGGATATGCACCTTACCAAAACTATCAGGATATTTCTTGTTTTAATCAGCGTCGTATTGTATTACGTCCAAGTACATTACCTTCACTAGAGGAAGAATTAAACATTTTTGGTGTAACAAAAGGTCTTCTTAGCCGTTTGCAATACTTTAGTTATGCAGTATCTTATGCAGAAATTCAGAAATTATTAAATGAAGGTCCATCTACTAAAATGGACCCAGAACAATTAGGTGATGTCCCACCATATTTGTCAGATACATGGTGGCATACAAGTGTTCAGAGTCAAAAGTGATAAATTCATATTCATATCCATTGCTAAATATGTAGATCTAAAGGGTATATATATTTACTAATACAAAACTAGTAATGCCTGGGGGTGGTTTATTTTCACTTGTTGCCTACGGAGCTCAGAATGTATTATTGAGTGGCAATCCCGATTTTACATATTTTTATAAAACATATAAAAAATATGCACATTTTGCGGAAGAATCCGTAACATTTGCAATGGATGGCCCGCAAGAATTATCATATGATCAACCGATTCAGGTTCGATTTAAACTACAACGTATTGCAGACCTTGTTCGCGATATGTATTTTGTATTTGATTTACCTGATATTTATTGTAAATATGTTGATTTAGCAACTCTTGTTACAAGACAATCGCAATATAATTTTTCATGGGTGAGTTATATTGGATGTCATATTATACAAAATGTAGGTTTTTATATTGGTGGACAAAAGATTCAGGAATTTGATGGAACCTATATGATTACGAAAGCACAGTGTGATTTAGATACACGCTCCTTTCAAAAATGGCAAAGACTAGTTGGAAATATTCCTGATTTGTATGATCCTGCGAACGGGCTGTATGGAGGTGGATCAACTGGTACTGGATATCCTCTAGTATATAATAATAATGGACCAGCTGGATCAACTACTACGCCTCCCAATGTAAATCGTCCATCGATTAGTGGTCGTACCTTACAAGTTCCTCTTCCATTTTGGTTTGCAGAATCCACTTTTGAATCGTTACCTTTGGTTTCCCTTCAATTTCATGAATGTGAAATTCGTATTACATTACGTCCAATTAATCAATTGTATCGTGTATTGGATGCAAATGGTTATCAAGTTGCACCAGGATACCAATACAATCCATCTCCAATTACACTTCAGCCACAAAATGTATATTATACAGCTGTTTCTGATATTTCAGATGTTACAATTAATAACTTTTTGACAGATATTGGTACTCCAAAACCACTATTAAATACATGGCAATTAAATCCAAGAATTCAAATGACCTATGTATATGTAACTGATGAAGAACGTGTACAATTCTCATCGGAATCACTACAATATTTGATACGACAAGTAACGCGTTATGAATTTGACGCATTAACCTCAAGGCAGATTGTTCAGTTAGACACCCATAATCCAATTGAACGAATGATTATTGTTCCACGAAGATCAGATTCATTACAATATCGCAATCAAAATACTAATTTTTCAAATTGGATTAATCCATTAAAACCTCCATTTATTCCAACGGATGGTGGATGGGCACCTCATGTAAATCTTATATCTGCAACAGGTCAAGTTGTATTAAATGGTCAACGATCGATTATGCGTGGATTATCAGTATTAGGTGATGGAAATCTATTACAAGAAGAAAAACCAGTAGAGTATTTTACACAGATTATCCCATGGAAGTATTTGACAGGAATCCCTGATCCAGAATTGTTGGTTTATCCATTTGGATTAACATCCCCTACTACACAACCGCATGGTAGTATTAATAGTAGTCGTATTAAAAATCTACAATTGGATTTGAATGTATATCCTTTACCAACGAATAGTTTTTATCAATATAATATTACTGTGTATGTTGAAAGTCTAAATTGGGTGAATATTGCTTCGGGTATGGGTGGATTAAAATATGCATTGTAATTGATTTAGTTATTCACATTATTCCATATTTTATAATCTTATTTTATATAAATGAATTATAATTATCATTATAAAAATCTAAGTCATTATGGTGATATTCTAGCAATACCATTCTTTGCATTGCTTATTTTTTATTTGTCTTCTATTAAGCATAAATCTGTAATAGAATATGTATTATTATTCTTTTCTATAAGCGGTTTCATATTAGATATATTCTATACATATATTTTTTTGACCCAATTCCAATCTTGAAGGGTGTAAATATATGTATTAAATTCCACAGTAGCCATAGAAATGTCGGATAAAAGAGACGACGATCAATTATCTTTTTTGACAAAAATAAAGAATAATGTTGTATATAAAATCAATAATGCAATAAATAATCCAGATGCAAATCAATATGCACAAGAAAAAATAGACAAAGAAAAAGAGAAACAAAAAGAAAAAGAAGAACAAGATAAAAAATCACAAGAGCCTGTCATAACTGAAAAATATGAGGATCCAAACCCTACGGATGATGATAATTCAGATGAAATAAGTTTTAGTCGTATTGCAAAGAAAATATGGAATTATATAAAACTTATTTTTGAAAAAGGATTTTTCCCGTTTATTGCTATTATTTTAGCAATGTATGTTGCAAACGAGATGATTGTATATCCTGCACCCATACGTCTCATCTTTTTCCTATTTGTCTTCATAATATGTGTATTATTTAAACATGTTACAATTTTATTAGGCATTTTTTATTTATGTAAGAGTGGTTATGATTATTATATTAATAATATGGCTGGTGGAGAAAAACGTCGTATTATGCCAAGAATCTATGCATTATTACCGATAACCACCTATCGTGCAGAAAGTGTTCTTACTGCATTACTTTTGTCACCTTTTCAATATCCTAAATCTAAAAAAGATGAAGAAGAACTTGTAAAAGTAATGGGCGAGTACAATGATACACTAAATGATTCATTTGCATATTTGGATAAAGTAAAAACATTCCCATTCTTTGTAGAAGGTCTTAAAAAGATTTCAACCAATTTTCAAGGAATGCATACGATCACAGAGGCGAAATCAAGTGAGTCAGTATCATCTGAATCCAAACCAAAAACGAATGAAGTTAAATCAAATACTGTTCCACCTCAACCTCCACCTCTACCAACTACAATTGCCCAAAATATGGAAGCACGTGCAAAAGAAACAGAGAAGAATATGATAAATAAAGAGGTAGAAAAACAAGTTAAAGAGGAAACTGAACGTCTAAAGCGTCCATTATCCATAAATGAACAAAATCAAATTCGTAAAAAGATTATTGAAAACAAAAAAACGGATGCAAAACCAACTGAAGAATTACCACCTTCTATTCCAGTAAATAATACGCCCAAAAATAATGCAACCTTACCACGTACAATTGAACAAAATCTAGAAATACGTAAGAAAGAAGAGGAAGCAAAAGAGGCGAATAAGAAGGTAATGTCTGAAGTAGAACGATTAGAGCGTCCTCTTACGATTGAAGAAAATACAAAACTTCGTCCAGTAAATAATAAGAATGAAGTAAAACAAAACAACAAGGAAACCGTTCAAAATATTACTCCCTCTGCTCCGCCAGCAGAACAGACGGATAAAAAAGAGAGTAATGAAGGAATTTAAATTTAGATGAATTGTAATTATAATTAGAGATGAGTATTGAAGTATCTGTAGTCACCCCTACGTATAATCGTCGTAAATTTATTCCAATATTGATTGAAATTTATCGCAATCAAACGTATCCAAAAGAAAAAATGGAATGGATTATTATTGATGATGGAAAAGATTGTGTAGAAGATCTATTTAAAGAGGCATCAAAAACCATACCAAATATTCGATATATTTATCTTGATGAGAAAGTTAGAATTGGCGCGAAACGAAATCTATTAAATAAAGAAGCGAGAGGATCTATTATTGTTGCAATGGATGATGATGATTATTATCCACCTGATCGTGTATCTTCGGTAGTAGACGCATTCAAAAAATATCCAAGAGTGGATTTAGCAGGTTCGTCCGAAATGAATATGTATTATTTAGATGATAACAAAATTTATACATTAGGTCCATTTTATCCAAACCATGCAACAAATGGAACCATGGCGTGGAGAAAAAGATATTCAGATATGCATGCATATGATGAA